CTATGATTTTACCTCAGTAAGTTATGTGTCTTATGAAATTACAATGCAACACATAAGAACTTTACAACTGCTATTTTCCGGCACACCACAATTTAGATTTAATCGCAAACAAAACAAAGTATTTTTAGATATAGATTGGACAAGAGATGTTTTACCTGGCCAATATGTTGTTATTGAATGTTATCGCACATTAAATCCATCTACCATTACCTTAACTGGCACTTGTGCTACAACGGCAGGTTCAAATACGGTAATAGGTACCGGCACCGTATTTGACCAACAACTATTAGAAAATGATTTTGTTAATTTTGGTACAGAATCATTACAGATTGCTAAAATTAATTCACCAACATCCATTATAGTTCGTGGACCAGCTGCTACAACTCAAAACAATGTAACAATGACAGCTGATGGTTACTCAGATGTATTCAATGACCGTTTTCTTAAAAAATATGCTACTGCATTGATTAAACTTCAATGGGGTAATAACCTTAGTAAATTTGCTGGTATACAAATGCCAGGTGGTGTAACACTTGATGGTGTTCGCATTATGACCGAAGCTCGTGAAGAAATTGAAAAACTTGAAGAAGAAATGCAAATTATCAATGTATTGCCTGGCGAGATAATGATGGGTTGATAATGAATGCCTACCAACTTTTACTTTAATCCATTTCCATTAAATCAAATTACCAGCGAGCAATTGCTGGTGGAAGACCTTGTCATTGAGGCCATGCAAATCTATGGCATGGACATTTACTATATGCCAAGAAGTTCTCGTGATTCAGTAGATTTATTGTATGGTGAAGATACATTAAAAACATATACTTCGGCTTTTGCACTTGAAATGTACCTTGAAGATGTTACTGGTATGGAAGGTGAAGGTGATTTTATGTCCAAATTTGGACTTGAAATCCGAGATGATTTAACTCTATTAGTTTCTCGCCGTAGGTTTGCATTTACTGTAAATCAACTTCGTCCAAATGAAGGCGATTTGATTTATATTCCTATGTTACAAAATTTCTTTGAGATTACTTTTGTAGAACATGAAAATAATCAAGCCATGTATTACACATTAGGCCGTGGTCGTGGCGGTAATGTTTATGTGTATGCATTGAAATTAAAACAGTTTGTATTTTCTAACGAAGTTATTGAAACAGGTAATCCTGAAATTGATGGTCAAATCAGAGATGCATACCCACGCACTCGCCTTACACTAAACGCTGGTGGTTCAGGTGCATTTGTTAATGATGAGATTGTATTTGTAAGTCCTGATGCCACATATGCTAATGCAACAGCACAAGCTATTGTCCATAATTATGTGACTGGAGCTTCTGTTGATGTTTACAGAGTTAGAGGAACATTTACTACTGGCACATTAAGAGGTAAAACTAGTAGTGCGGCTTGGGGATTAAATACTGTTTCTGATACTTCAACAATGGATAATGCCTTTGAAGATGTAATTGATAATAATCGTATTGAAACCGAATCTGATGCTATTATTGATTTTACAGAACACAATCCATTTGGTGAAGCATAATGTTAGGTAATGCACACTTTTATAACCGAACGATTCGCAAAATTGTTGTTGCGTTTGGTTCTATGTTTAATGATATTCTTTTGACTCGTTATTCAAAAGATGGTTCAACAGCATATGAAATTACTAAAGTGCCATTGTCTTATGGCGCCAAAGAAAAATACTTAGTTCGTTTACAGTCTGACCCAAATCTTACAAAGTCTATTGCAACAACTGTACCTCGCATGAGTTTTGATTTGGTTGGAATGTCATATGACACCACAAGAAAACAACAAACAACATTACAAAATTTTGGAACAAGTTCGGGTTCTTTTAGAAGCCAGTATGCACCTGTTCCATATAATTTTGATTTTAATTTATCAATCTATGTTCGTAACACAGAAGATGGTACACAAATATTAGAACAAATATTGCCATTTTTTACACCAGATTTTACAGTAACAATTGATTTCATTAGCCAAATGGATCAAAAGTATGATATGCCTGTTATTCTCAATTCAGTAAGCCCTGAAGTTGATTATGAAGGCGACTTTATGAACACTCGTTTAATTATTTGGAATCTTACATTTACTGCAAAGGCATATATCTGGCCTCCAGTATCCGCTAATAATTCAAGTAAACTTATTACTAAAGCCAATACAAACATATTTACCGATTCTACTAATTTGGATGCACAAAAAGTATATGTTAATATGGCAACAGGTTTTGGAGTATATACAACAGGTGAAGATATTATAGTTGAAAAGCGAGGTGTAACAGGTAAAGTATTATACTTTAGTAATACCGCAGACGGTACATTGGTGTTAACAAACTTGAATAAAAAAGTTCAAGCAAATGATAAAGTAACTGGAGTTTATTCCAATTCAACTTTTACCATTTCAACTGTATCTCAATCAGAAACAAAAGCGGTAGCAATTGTAATCACTCCTAATCCAGCAAATGCAAATGGAAATGGCGTATATGGATTTGAAGAAACATTTACTGAATGGCCTGATACTTTAATATGAAAAAATTGAACGACAACTTATCTGAAATCTTTGACATTGAACCAATGGAACAACCAGAAGTTTTGCCTGCGGTCAAACCAACCACAGAGGTAATTGCCTCCGATGAAGTGGAAACTGACGCAGCTTTAGCAAGAAAAAACATTAAAGGTTTACTAGATAAAGGTGGTGCAGCCATAGATAATCTATTGTTAGTTGCACAAGAATCTGAGCACCCACGAGCATATGAAGTTGCCGCTAATTTTATTAAAACATTAGGTGACTTGAACAAAGACTTGTTAGAGATTCAAAAACAAAAACAAAGCTTACGACCAGTTGAGATAAACAATCAATCTATTAATGTTGAAAAAGCAGTATTTGTTGGATCTACCGCAGAATTACTTAAACAAATTAGAGAGAATAAATAATACCATGGAACAATTAATTGAACAAATGAAAACAATTTTAGGTACAACCTTTGGGTTGTATTTTAAGGCACACTCATACCATTGGAACATTGAGGGTCCTGATTTTGCACAATACCATGATTTTTTAGGTAATTTTTACACTGGCGTTTTTGCCAATGTTGACCCAATCGCAGAACATATTCGTGCCTTAAATTCATATGCACCAGTATCATTAAGTAGAATGTTAGAACTATCTGATATTGAAGAAACAGATACCGTTCCATCAGCATTAACAATGTTGTCAAATCTAAAAAATGATAACGAAAGATATATGATGCATTTGCGTGCTGGTATTGCCGCAGCTGAAGGTGCAAATGAGCCAGCCGTTGGTAATTTTCTACAAGACATTTTAGACCAACATCAAAAACAAGGTTGGATGTTAAGAAGTTTTACAAAATAATTGAATGAATAATAATGGTTATAATGGTAATGCAAGTCTAAAACGTGCAGGTATAGATTTATCTTATACCGAAAAAGAAGTTTTAGAGTTAGCAAAGTGTGTTGAGAATCCAACTTATTTTATTGATAACTATTGTTACATAGTTACACTAGACCATGGTATTCAACCGTTCAAACTTTACGATTGCCAAAAAGAAAAAGTAGAAACGATTCATAATAATCGTAAAGTTATTATTATGGAAGGTCGTCAGCAAGGTAAAACTACTGTTGCGGCTGCATACATTTTATGGTATACATTGTTTCAAGAATCCAAAACTGTTGCTATTCTTGCAAACAAAGCATCTACTGCTCGTGAGATTATGTCCCGGTATCAGTTGATGTTTGAATATTTGCCACCGTGGATGCAACAAGGTGTTAAAACATGGAATAAAGGTGACGTAGAATTAGAAAATGGTTCTATTGTGTTTACAGCGGCAACAACTGCAGCTGGTATTCGTGGTAAGTCTGTTAACTTATTGTATATTGACGAAGCTGCAATTATTCCAAATACAATTGCAGACCAATTCTTTACTGCGGTTTATCCAGTTATCTCTGCTGGTCAAACAACAAAGATTTTAATTACTTCCACACCACTTGGTTATAACCATTTTTGGAAGTTTTGGAATGATGCTGTGAATAAAGTGAATGATTTTATTCCAATGTTTATTCCTTATAGCCGTATTCCCGGCAGAGATGAGGCTTGGGCATTAGAACAAAGGCGGCAACTTGGCGAACTCAAATATAACCAAGAGGTTCTCTGTAAGTTCCTTGGGTCAAGTTTAACTTTAATTGACTCATCCACAATTGAATATATGTCGACCTGTCCTACGGTCTATTCAAAAGACGGACTCGACCTATATGAGTATCCAATCAAGGCGGAAAGGGACGATGAAGAAAAGCTTGTGAGAAAACCACACAGTTATGTAATCGTAGCTGACACGGCAAAAGGAGTGGGTGGAGATTACTCGGCATTTGTTATCATTGATATTACCGAAGTTCCTTATAAGTTAGTGGGTAAGTACCGAGATAACAAAATTGCTCCTATGTTATACCCAACAATTATACATAAAGTAGCAAGAGATTTTAATGATGCTTATGTGTTGATTGAAACAAACAGTAGTGAACAGGTGGCTCACATTCTCCACAATGAATTAGAGTATGGTAATTTAGTGTTTGTCAACCGAAGTACCAAGACAGGCCAAATAGTTTCTGGTGGTTTTGGTGGTGGCAAAACTCAGTTGGGTGTAAATACCGACAAGAGAGTTAAACGAATTGGATGTTTCACATTTAAGTCTTTGTTAGAAGAAAAGAAACTTCTAGTGTTTGACGCTGATGTAATATCTGAAATCTCTACCTTTATTCAAGTAAGAGATAGTTATCAGGCAGACGATGGTTACCATGACGATTTGGTCATGCCGTTAGTTTTGTTTAGTTGGCTAACGACTAACCCGTATTTTAGAGAAATGAGTGATGTTAATATTCGTGAAGCAATGTACCAAGAAAGAATAAAACAGATTGAGGAAGAAGTGGTTCCATTTGGATTCATAATGAGTGGAGGTGAAGATGAACTTATTGTGGAAGACGGAGATATTTGGAAAGAAGAAAAAGAAAAACCACACCTGCCTCCAGGCTATTCCGTATCAACTTTCTAAAAAACTAAATAGTCTATAAAGAAAAAATTGACCCGTAAACTAAGGAGAAATCCATGGCATTTCAGCTATCACCAGGGGTAAATGTATCAGAAATCGACCTGACTACAATTGTCCCTTCAGTCGCTACTTCAATTGGTGGCATTGCTGGAAATTTCAACTGGGGTCCAGTAAATGAAGTCGTTACCATTTCTGACGAGATTCGTCTTGTCAATCGTTTTGGTAAACCAGACTCTACAAATTATGAAAACTGGTTCCCAGCTGCAAACTTCCTTGCATATTCAAATAATTTAAAAATTGTTCGAGCTGCAAACACAACCTCTACTCTTAATTCTACTGCTAACGCATCTGGTATTTTGATTAAAAATAATGATGATTACATAGCAAATCGTGAAACT